TCATGTTAAAAATATCATTATTGATCAACAAAGCCATGGATGCAACTGCGATGTAAAATGTAAGGATTGCACATGTGACGGCAATGTTGATAAGACAGAATCAGAATATGACGTGCTTGTAAAAGCTACAAAGCAAATTAGTTATGATATGTCAAAAGACAAAACTACAAGAGCTTATCATGAGACTACACCAATCATGAAGCACCACGATTAAGGAGATTATATGAAAGCTAAAATCAAAGCATTAGGTCAGTACGAAAACGCAACAACTGATAAAAAAGGAAACATAGTTCTTAAATTCAAATTTAGCTATGACGAAAGAGAAGCATTGGCAAAAATGATGATCCTCCCAGGTCAAACAATAAAGTGTTCAGCTAAATATGGTAAATCAAAACCAGTTAATCTAGGTGAGTTCGACTTTAAACAATTAACAATCGATCGTGATGGTCAAGGAATCATCCAGCTATCAACTGAATATGCATCATTTGAATATGAAAGCATTGGTGAGCTATTGCCTCTAGACGATGGTACAGTTAAGTTAGTCGACGTAATATTAGATCTGGACATAGAGGATGAAAACGCAGAAACTCAAAGAATGAACACAGAAGAAGTTATGACTGAAGATGACCAAGAAGATTGGGATGAAAATGAATCACCTGAAGAAGATGATGATGGAGATTGGGATGAAGATGAAGATCCTAAGCTTTACGAAGATGATGATGAGGATGGTTGGGATGCTTAAGGAAAAATGCATGAAAAACATCTTTGATATTGCTAAGAAAGCCGAATCAAGAATTGCTGAACATAAGGCGGACAAAACACTCGAACACCCTATAGATGCTGATATGGTTAAAACTGAAAAGGCAATGGCATATGAGGAAATCCTATCAGAGGTAAAGTTATATGCAAAAGAAATGAAAAAGTCAAAATAATGGTGTACATATAGCGACAGATATGGTATACTTATACTATCAACAATGAACATTGGAAATTTAATATTGGAGAATATACTCAAAATGTAAAGGAGGCACATTAATGAGTGCTAAGAATTATTCAACGATCGAGATCGTAAAAGCAGTAAGAAATACGGAATCAGTATCATCAGCAGAGCTTGAGGATATGGGAAGAAGATATCCACTATTAGTTGCACATGCAGGAACTGAAGCAGGTTTAGTAAAGATCTTATCATGCATCCCAGCACATGTATCTGGTAGAACAATCAATAAAGGCTTAAGAGGTGACGAACCAGAAGTTACTGATGAGCAAAGTGATGAAGAAATTGAAGAAACTGTAGCTGAAGAAACAGCAGCTGAAAAGAAGAAAAGATTAGCTAATGAGAAGAAGGCAGCAAAAACCAAGAAAGACAAAGCTGCTGCTAAAGCTAAGAAAGAAGCTGAGGAAGCTGAAGAAGCTGAAACTGAAGATGAAAACGATGAAATGCCTGAAAAAGCAAAAGATATGAATAAAGATCAACTTAAAGCAAAAGCAAAAGAGCTTAAAGTCAATTTAAGTAAATGTAAATCAAAAGCTGAAGTAGTTAAGAAGGTGCAAGCGGCTATCAATAAGGCAGCTAAGGCAGCAGCTAAAGCGGCTGAAGAAGCTGAAACTGAAGATGACGGCGAAGATGATGGATGGGATATCTAATCCTACCATCCTAACACACAAATCCTAGTACTGCAAAAGCACTACTAGGATTTTTTTTATGGAGGCGAAATCACTTGGCAAAACTAATCATTCGAATACTTTGTTGTATCTTAGAGTTACAATTGACCAATCACAGAATGATAACAGATATCCACTATCAAATGTGTAAAAATCTCCACGACTCAAACACACTAGAAGAAAACTATAATCAGCACATTAAAGGTCATGATATTCTATTAGAGATAGAGGAAGCTATAGAGAAAGGAAAAAGAAATGGCTAAACCAACGTTAGAAGATATGCTTTATGCGGACTGCAAAAATGAACGGAAGATGAACTATCTTTTGAATTATGTAGGAAACATCAAGTGGTTAAAGAAAAACAATCTGGAGGTAACGTTAGAAAACCTCGAGGCATTATACTTAAAACTAAAAGAGAAATATCCGGTAATGATAGCATATGTTATGAGTAGCAATATTAACTCATGGGTATGTATGCTTAAAACAAAAGACACACATCAACACGTCAATACACTTTATGCACAATCAATGTTTGAAGTATTCTTAAAAGCTATCATCGTAATTGATGCATATGTCAATTTAGGAGATCACCAAAAAGATGAACAAGGGAGACCAGATGAAGCGTAACATACAACTATGGACTGATGGGGGAGCAGCACCAAACCCAGGCCCAGGATCCTCATCATACATTATCATTCTTGATGGACAAAAATACACAAATGTACAGTACGGCGGACCAGTAGTAACCAACAACCAGATGGAATTAAAAGCAGTAATATATGGGTTAAAACATCTGTTAGTTCTTGAAGAAGATAATTATGAAAAACTAGAGGTCACCGTATATTGTGATTCAGCATATGTAGTAAATGGAGCTATCCACCCAAATAGATTGATTAAATGGGCACAAAACGGATATAGAAAAACAGATGGATCCCCTCTAGCAAATAAGGAATTATGGGAATCACTCTTCAATATTTTGATGAATAAGAAATTAGTAGTAAAGTTTGAAAAGGTAAAAGCACATTCAGGAATACCATTAAATGAAGAATGTGATTCAATGGCAACTTTAGAGACCATACTGTGTAGGCCAAATTAACCCTCAGATAAAAGATAACGTTAAGCTGGATTTTCCATATTATTCCTCCAAAAATAAATATGTAGACAAGTGTACTTCCTTACGAACCAATCCAGCTTAACGTATGCTATAGAAATATGAAAATAAAGGTGTACATCCGTCGTCAGTATGTTATAATGGATATACAAATAAAAACCAACAATCTAGGAGGATTATTATGATGAATCAAGCAATTAGAAGAAAAATGATAGTTGAGAACAACGGCGTGAAATTTGAAGTAGGACATAACCTTAATGGCTTCACAATTAGAAAATGTGACTTAGGTGGAAAGAAATCATATGAAGTTCCATGGAAACGCATTAGGGTTTCAGCTTTAAGACTTCACTATAACTTTGTAAGATACAACGGCTAAGGAGGAAAAATAATGAAAGCAATACAGAAGTATTTTGATCAACAATTCAACACTGAGAGATATCGTAAAGATAATTTAATTCAATGTATGAAATGGTTGACTAAATTCGTTATTGGTAAAGAAAAAGAAGGCACAGTCACTTACGAAATCACTAAAAATATGGAGGATCCAAAGGATCAATCAATTAACCTCAAGCTATATGCTATTCTAGATGATGTAGAATTACATGCTAGAAGATGCAAAGCGTGCAAAGAGTTCTATAGAAGCTTTTTTATCACGGAGGCTAATGATTGTGATAGATGTAGATCTAAAGCATACCGAAAGGATGTCAAATCTACACTGACTACTATCACATCATATAAAAATGAAAAGCTAAGAGACAAAATAGAAAGAGGCAATCAATGACTATATGGCAGCTAATATGCTGCCTTTCAATGTTTTTGATCAATTGTCTCGCTACAACAATCGTAGCTGTGGCAGTCGGATCGCTGGTTGCTACAACACTAAATTATCTCTTAGGCAAACTATAATCATAGTTAGGAGGTAAACATGCCAACAATCATGAGGGAAGTCATTTGTGATTTTACTTCTGAGGAGTTGCTGGCTATGCCTAGAGAAGAAGTTATCGCAGACTTAACCGAGAGACAACGATTATTCTGTGAATACTATATTGGTAAAAGTAACGTTAAGATTGCAGCTATTAAAGCAGGATACGCTCCAGGATCAGCACATTATGTTGGTTGGAGAATACGAAACAAAACTTTATGCAATCGTTATATTTGCTGGCTTAAAATGCGTATATCGAAATCATGTCATCTTGAAGGAGTTGACTTGGTGGACATGTACGCTAGAATAGCATTTGCGGATATTACGGACTTCCTTACTGTAGAGAAAGGAAAGCTAACCATTGTAGATTCTGATCGTATGGATGGTCAAATAGTAAAGAAAATAAAGAAAGACCAACATGGTGGGATAACTATAGAGCTAGAAGATAGAAAATGGGCAATGGATAAATTGGAGCACTACTTTGATGTAATCCCTAAAGATTGGAAACGTCAGATAGAGGAACGTAAAGTAGCAATCCTAGAAGAAAAGCTAGCATTAGAGAAGCGGAAATCAGGAGAAGGGGAAGAGTTCGAGGATGATGGATTCTTAGAAGCTATAGGAGATCTCACCGAAGAGGTATGGGAAAACTATACAGATCCTGAAGAGGAAGATGACAATGAGTAAGAAAAAGAAACTACAAAAGTACGAAGGTGCATATTCACTAATCAAATATAGTTCAGAGTGCATGAAAGATCTAGTAGAATCTATGGAACAATGTGGTAAATACGCAGTAGGTGATGTAGTTAGAAAAGGAAAACACGTATTCGTAGTGCTAATGATTCACGTTCATCACGAAAGCGATTGTGCATGGGCATTAGTAGTCAAAGTAGATACAGGGACATGGTACGAAGTTGATATACCATACTTAAAACACCACATGAAGCCAATAAACGATATACCATTTTAGGGAGGTAGTGGATAATGATGAAAACAAAAGAACAAATAGAGGAAAGAATAAAAGCATTAAATCACATCTACGTTAGAGCTAACTCCGACAAAAAGAGAAAAGCAATAATAGCACAACAAGGTGCATTGAAATGGGTACTAAATAATGAGTAAAGAGAGTATAGATCGAACAGGTCTAAAAAGAATCAATAAAGACGATTACGTTGACGTAGTGGAACCCAATAGGAAAGCACACCTCAAGAAGGTAGGCAAAAAGAAACGCTTATTTAAATGGACTAAGCTAAGTGATAAACAGATGAAAGTGCTAACGTGGTGGAATAAAAACTCTCCCGTTAAGGACAGAGACGTCATCATAGCAGACGGTGCAGTACGTAGTGGGAAAACCCTAATAATGAGCTTCTCGTTCGTACTGTGGGCCATGTCAACATTCAACTATGCAAAACTAGGGATGGCAGGAAAGACAATAGGATCATTTAGAAGAAACGTTTTATTCCTACTGAAGATAGTGCTATTTTTACGAGGGTATCGAACAGAGGACAAACGATCTGAGAATCTGCTCATCGTAAAAAGAGGCGAGGTAGTCAATTACTTCTATATATTCGGTGGTAATGATGAGAGGTCACAGGATTTAGTACAAGGATTCACAAGTGCAGGATTCCTATTTGATGAAGTAACGCTCCAACCAGAGTCATTCGTTAATCAGGCGGTAGCCAGATGTTCTGAGGAAGGAGCTAAGCTATGGTTTAACTGCAATCCAAAAGGACCGTTCCATTGGTTTAAAATAGAATGGATAGATAATATAAAGAGCAAGAATGCTTTTAGACTACACTTTGATTTGGACGATAACCCTTCCTTAAGTGAGAAAGTAAAAGCAAGATACAGAAGGATGTTCAAGGGAGTCTTCTACTTACGCTATATCTTAGGATTATGGGTAATGGCAGAAGGATTAATCTATGGAGCATTCAAACAAGAGATGATCATTGATGAAGTACCTATGAAAGTCCAGATAAAGAAACGCTGGATAGGCGTGGACTACGGGCAAGCTAACCCAACCGTATATCTATTATTCGGTTTAGGGAGTGATCATAAGATATACATACTAGATGAGTACGAATACGATGGTAGGAAAACTCAATCAACAGGTAAAGCACAACACTCACCATCTTCATTAGCTAAAGAGTTTAAGAAGTGGGTAAAGAGATGTGGAGTGGAAGTAGATGGAGTACAATATCCAGTTAGATACGATAAGGTGTATATAGATCCAAGTGCATTAGGATTCATCTTACAATTGTACGAGGAAAAAGTACCAGGGATAACAGCAGCTAACAATGACGTCAATAGAGGAATTGAACTAATGGCATCATTAATCGAAAACGATCTATTAAGGGTACTAAAGAAATGCAAAACAACAATTAAAGAGTTTTATTCATACTCATGGGATGAAAAGAAACAAGAACATGGAGAAGATAAGCCTCTTAAAGAATATGATCATGCAATGGATGCAATGAGGTACTTCGCTAATGGACAACGTCAACTACTACAAAGATTAATAGTAACATACGGAAGTATTTCAGGTAAGCGTGCAGCTTAAATATGAGGAGGGCAGTATGTGTAAGTCAATAATGATTATGGGTGCTAGATATAAGATCAAATATCTAAAAGATGGTTCACATTTAACTCAAGAAGGCAAATGTGCTGAGTGTGATTACATCAACAAGAAGATTGAAATTGTAAAGGAAGGATATCCAGAAGAATGGCTTGAAGATCCTCTAGTTCACGAGATTGCACATGCATTTTTATATGAAACTGGACAAAGTGATTTAAATGATGAACGTCATGCAGAATTGCTAAGTAAATTTGCATTGTTTATTAAACTATTACTTAATGAAGAGAAGATATAAGGAGGTGACGGATATGCCCTAGACCAAAATCAGTTATATCAAGAAAGCAATCAGATTCACATGAGGAACTAGAAAAGCTTTATGGCAAAAAGATACAATGTAATGGGATGGAGTATATTATAATCACTTTTGGATATCAACCCAATACAGCAAATAGGTTCTTAGGAAAACTAGGACACCCAGGATTTTGGGTACGAGGAACTAACTCATTGCACCAAAGGAAGTTTATAACAATAGTGGAAATCAACCGACATTATAAGTGGGTAAAGGATGATGACAGTAAATGACATAGTTATAATAGCGATAGGAATCATACTAGGAAAGATCGGATGCTTTATATTCGAGATGATCTTAGGTGATTTTCTAGATAGATATTTAGAGGAAGACGACGATGACGATTGTTAGGAGGATAGAATAATGGCAGTAGTAATCATTGGAAGTAAGAAAAGATTTTTAATAGCAGCAAATACAGTTACAACGTTACAAATCAACACAATTGAATCAGTAGGAGTAAACAACATGAGTATCAGAAAAGAGAGTGCAGGTAATTTATCTTATATGGTAAATGCAGAGGAAGCTGACTTAACAACAGTTCTTCAAGACACTGCTAATTCACTAACTGATGATTTCCCATCTAGAGACCTGTACAAACCGGGTAAAATCTACAAACTGGTAGTATTGGCGGATGCGGAAATGACAATTGAATTGGACACAAACATCACACCAAAAGTAGTATAGGAGGTATAACATGAGAAATTCATTTACACCCAATCTAAATACGAGTGTAAAGCAATCATTTATCTCAAAGGTGTTTAGAAAGATACAAGTACTAATCTTTAGAAAAAGAGCAAAACGTCTAGGTGCAGTTTTATATTTAGATGCAAGAGAGGCGGATGGATTCGCACCATTAACAGGTAATGAATCACCATGGGTTGATTTGGCAAATGAGGTAGGTAAGAATATAGTAAATAAATTATTATTTGTAGATAACTCTTATGTAGACCCAGTTAGCGGGTTATTTTTTACATTTGGCACTTTATTTAGAAGTGATTATGTAGTTGTAAGCGGATTGAGTAGGGTTTATTATTCAACAGGACAAAATTCTACATCTACAGGCGTGGCATTTTATGATGAAAACAAAGTATTTATAAGTGGTATTACTTCGTCTGATATAAATACAAATGGATGGGTTGATATTCCCTCAAATGTGATATATGCAGTGTTTAGTTTTTATAAAGTAGCTTGGACATTTGACAATGCAATAGTATCAAAGACCACAGATGTAACTTATGAGCCATACGCCCGAAACGATGGTAAACTTGTTAACTTCGAAGGTACTGAATCTAGTGGATGGAATAATGTAACTAACTTTGAGATAAATAACGTAATAAATCCGTATTTTTTAGATAGTGCTAATGATTGGGTAGCTATTGGGGCAACTGAATCAGTAACTGACCAAGTATACTCATTTATTGGAGACGGTACAAATACAGCTCCGAGAACTATAAATATAAAATCTACACCTTCAATTCAAGATGATAAGTGGTTTTTATTTTCTAAACAAAAGTTAGACAATGGTGACTGCACAAAAGTGGGTATTTATGTTAGAACTACTACATCGCCTGATATACCTGTTAATACAGTAGATAACCCATTGCAAAATCAATATTATGAAACTTATGATATTTATACAATGCCAGCGGGTGAAACTTCAATGGAGAGAGTGACTATATATGCATTTTATCCTGATTCTGCAACCGCTAATGGAAAGACTTTAGAAATAGAAGGTAAACAATCCAATGACGGTGGAGTATTGGCAATTCATCTTACTCAACTTGATGCTTTCTTTGGTACTGATTGGGCAAATAAAACCAAAGAAGAAGTTAACGCGGCTAAATATGATTTATTGGCTTTACAAAAGTTTGCAGACGTCCTTACTTTCGATGGTATAGACGACCATGTTATATTTGCAGATAACCCAAGTTTGGATATTACAGAAGGGCCATTAGTGCTATCTGCAACTTTTAAGACGTCTGACCCCGATGGTTTTTACTTAATATCTAGGAATGGCGGTGGAGGTTCTGTAGACCAACAATACGCTTTATTAGACCTAGGTAATCAAACAATATCAATATTACTAGACGGCACTAATGTAAAGGCGGTTCCTTATGAAATTGATAAGCACCAAAACGTAGTGTTCTATTGGACGGGACAAGAAGTAAGAGCTTTTTTAAACATTGTAGAAGAAGGAGTTGCTGTTTCATATTCAGGCACTTTAACAAGTAAAGATTTTACAACATTGGGCGCACGTTATAATGGTGTGAATTATATATTCTTTTTAAACGGTCTTTTGGATACAACACTTATATACACAGGCCCAAACGTAGACATTGACAAGATACTAAAACTTGAACAGGATATATCAAAACAATATCTTGATATGAATCCATAGGAGGTTAAATTATGAGATTAGATAAAACAATGCCTTTTGTGGTAGCAAAGGTAGAACACTTTATAGCTTGTGAGATTGCTCAGGTAACTGGTGCTAGAAAGTCACTTAATGGACTATGGGCTATTGGACATTGGCAATTAATAGGCGAAGAAAAGTTTAACAAATTAAAATTATATCCTGAGTCAGTGATTTATGGATATTCATCAATAACAGAACTAATGAAGACAGAGGAATGGTTCATCGAAGATCAAGACTTAATTCCTTTTGAATCACACATCTATGGTAAAATATATGACTTAAGTATAGCATGCGAAACAACAATCGTATCTGGATTTAATTCAACATGCTTAGGTGAGGAGAAGATGTTTGATTCTAAAATGACTGACCAAGCTAATATTGGAGCATTATGCACAATGGCTATGGCTGTTATGTCAGGACTTACAACTAAAGAGCTTAGCTGGAAAGGATCTGGAGAAATGACATGCTATATATTTTCACCACAACAAGTGATAGCTCTAGGCATGGATATGCATACGCACATTGAAACCAACATCAAAAGATTTGAGGAACTAAGACTCCAAGTATTGGCATGTAAAACCATAGAGGAAGTAAATGCGATTACGTGGTAGAAATTTAATTATGTATTCGATCCTGTTCATAGCAATGGGATCGATTTACTACATTTTAGAACTCCTTTGGAGAGGAAGATCACATTGGACGATGTTCCTACTTGCAGGACTGTGCGGATCACTTGTAGGACTAATCAATGAGCACTTGTTAACACACGACATGCCATTGGTAAAACAGATATTAATTGGGGAGGCAATAGTTCTTCCTTTAGAATTTATAACAGGTGTGATAGTAAATATCATACTAGGATGGAATGTTTGGGACTACTCTAACTTACCATTGAACATCATGGGTCAATTTAGTGTACTGTTTGCATTTGTGTTTGCTCCAGTAATACTCGTTGGGATCTTTATAGATGATATCATAAGGTGGAGATGGTTCAACGAAGACAAGCCTCGTTATACGTGGTTTAATAAATAGGAGGTGAGGAAATGGCAGGAGAGAAAAAGAATTACGCCTTTAGATCAGGAGATGCATTCCTCTCCGATTTTACGGAAGTAAACTTATTCGATACATTCATGCTATTAGCAGGACATATAGAGATCATTGAAGATTTAGCAAAAGAAGACGGGTTAGCTGTGGTGGATTCTATTGAAGCACATACACATAATGGGAAAGCATTTTATTCATCAGTAACGTTTATTATAGGAGCAGGTGAAACATATTATGTGGGAGGTACCACTTCACTATCTAAAGATATCCATATGAAGGATAGAAAAGTTGAGGTAATAGCTACAAATAAAGATATAGATCTAAGTGTAATGCTATATGAAGACTCAGTTTGGACAGATGGAGATCCAGTTACAATATTTAATTCAGATAGAAACTTAGATCTTACAAACAATGCTTTTGAAATCACTGATGATGTCTTACCCACTGTCTTAGGGGTTGATATAAAACGTGGGTTTACAATTAAAGAAGAAAAAGTCAAAGCAGGAAATTCATACAACGCTTTAGAATACATTATGAAGCAAAATTCAAATTACATGCTATCGTTTACAAACAACCTGGTAACAGGATCACTACAAGTCACTGCATTTTGGACATGGTACGTTTCATAGTGTACAACTTATATAGATCGTGATATAATAGATTTTAGGACGAAATTAGAACACAGGAGAAGATAAATGGCTAACAAAAAAGGAAAGGACAAATTTAGTCCAAAACTTTCGTTCCCTTTAATGGGTATGCTTTATGAGAAGATGCGTGAATATGCAACTTGGTATGCAGGTGAGATTGACTTGTTACATGAGTATTATAATTTAACAAGCACATACAACACCTTCAACACCCAGTATCAACTAAAGCGAAACACATTTTGGGCGAAACAAAGAGAAAGTGGAATGACTTCACCAATTCATGTTCCTATTGCATCATCTATCGCTGAGCTAAATGCAGATCTTTTATTTGGTGAAGCTCCAGCAGTAAGGATAAATAAGGCACATGAAGAAGATACAAAAGAGGAATATAAAGCATCACAGGATGAGCTTGATAATCTCTTGAAAGAATGTGATTTCAACCAAACATGTCTATCAGGTAGTGAAACGTGTTCACCACTTGGAGGGGTATACCTTAAGATTTCAGTAGATGAAGAGCTTGTAAAAAGACCGATACTTCAAATTGAACAACCAGATTATGCAATTCCCACATTTAGGTTTGGAATATTAACTGAAGTAACATTCTTCAATACAGTTTGTGTTGAAAGAGCAAAAACATCTGATATGAAGATTAATAAAATACACAGGTTGGCGGAGACGTATACTTCAAATGGTGAAATACTATATGACTTATATTTAGGCTCAACCGATAAGCTTGGTGAAAGAGTGTCAATCACATCTTTACCTCAGACAAAAATGCTTAAGGATCTTAAATATAACTATAACGGGATATTATGTGTTTACGTGCCTAATATGCTACCCAACAGATTGGATAGGAATAGCTCAATGGGGCGAAGTGATCTCCAAGGATTAGAACCTCTTATGTCAGCATTAGATGAAACATATTCAAGCTGGTTAAGAGATATTGAACTATCCAAAGCTAAAATATTAGCTCCATCAACATATTTAGAAGAATCGACAGACATTGATGGTGACTTAACAACTAGAGCATCACTAGAGTATGACAAAGATAGAGCAATCTATGGGTTATTAAACATTGACCCACTAAATGCAGATAAAAATACTATTATGATGATACAATTCGCAATTAGAGCAGATGAGTTTGAAAAATCATGCTTAAACTTTATTGAAAGAATAGTAAGTGGGGCAGGATATTCACCACAATCATTTGGGTTAAACATCCAAGGACGTGTAGAATCTGGTAACGCACTACAACAACGTGAATCTAGAAGTAATAAAAAGAAGGTCAAAAAGGAAGCATTCTGGATGAAACCGTTAACACAACTTGTCGAAGCTATGATAGGAATCAACAATGAAAAGTTTGGTGGTACAATTAAGGATGACTCTGATATTACGATAGAGTTTAGTGATGGAATCACATCATCAGTTAAAGAGATTAGTGAGGCAGTTGCTAAGATCAGAACAGCTAGTGCAGCATCTACTGAAACATTAGTTAAGATGATTCACAGAGATTGGACTGAAGAACAAGTTAAAGCAGAAGTTGAAAGGATTCAAAAGGAGAAAGAGGCTGAAAATCTTACTTTAGAAGACCCTGATATGGAAGAGCAGATTGATAGAATGAATCAGGAAAAGAATAAAAACTCAGAGGAATAGAGGTGATTAGATGCCTAATCAATTTGGACAAGACATAGAAAACTACATTGATGATATAGTTGATCAACTTAAGCAGGAAGAGCAACGTATGATGGCAATAATCAAAAACAATCTTGCCGAAGGAATTGACACTCCTGAGTGGGTAGAAAATAAAACTAGAAATTTAACATCGATGAAGAAGCAATTAATACATGCGCAAAGAACAACATCATCAAAAATATACAAAGACATCGATAGTACATTTAAAGTGGCGTATGAGCAGGGTGGAGAATATGGGATCGGTGAACAAGTAACGTCACCCAATAAAATCCTATCAAGCAAAGTAAAACTACCCAAGGATGTTCAACTGATGAAGCTGGAAAGGCAACAAGTCCTGAAGGCAGGAAGACTTAACATCTTACGTTCAGCCGTTGATGGCTATCGAAGTGTAATTGAAGAAACTGCTTCAACAATCCTACTGGGAACAACTACAAGTAGACAAGCACTACAAAGATCACTAAATAAGTTTGCTGATAAAGGAATTACAGGATTTGTTGACAAAGCTGGTAGAAACTGGAATCTTACAACTTATACACAAATGGCTCTAAGGACTTCAACATTTAATGCATCAAGAATGGGAGCGTCCGATAGGATAGCTAAAGCAGGATTGAAATATGTGATTGTAACAAGCCATGGGAATTGTTGTCCATTATGTGCTCCTTACGAAGCAGTTGTTTTAGCTTTAGATGGAAATGACAATCCAAAAGGAAGGACAACCCTTGATGATGCCATAGCTAATGGATTGTTTCACCCAAATTGTAAACACATGATAATTGGGTATGTTGAGGGAAGTACAGTGGTTGAAAAGGTACCATATGATCCTGAAGGATATGACCAGACACAATTACAAAGATATAATGAGTCACAAATTAGAAAGTGGAAAATGAGACATGAAGTGGCATTGGATCCACAAACAAAGCAATTCACTAAAGCAAAGATATCTAGATATCAAGCTAGCCAACGTGACTTGTTAAAAGATTACGAAGATAGAACAGGAAAAGTGCTAAAACGTAGATATGATCGTGAACAAGTTTACAAATTAGGAAAGGGAGGAGTAGAACCTCCTAGGCCAAAACCTAAACCAGTTCCTAAGCCTAATCTTAAGCCTAAGCCAGTGACTAAAGTAGAGCCTAAGCCAAAGCCTAAAAAGACATCAAAAGTTCCATGGACAAAAGAAAAAGGATGGGTTGATGAAAAAGCTAGGCAAAACTATATTCAATCCGAGTCAAAAAGGCTTAATGCAATTAGGAGAACTGATGGGGTAGATACGGCAATGAAAGAATATCGAAAATCACTTGATGACTTAATAGTTAAAGATAATGTGGTTACAAAGTCAAAAGGATTAAACTTATCGATCCATAAAGACCTACAAACAGTAAGTTCATCAAAACCTCCAGTTAAACTAGGGTATTCAATGTATGATGATGAGGGAAAGAAACTATTTAGTATCTCAAGAAAACAAGCATACACAGACGAGAAGCTAGATGAGCTTGTTATGAAGTATAGAACGCTAGAGGGAACCTCAGGTGACACTTATAAGATGTTTAAAAATCTTGAGCATTTTAGAAGTGATATTAACTATAACATCGAAGACTTCTATGATGATTTTGTCACTGATTCAACAAATCCCGGATTTAATCTCTCAAATAGGCTGATAAAGCTAATTGACTCTTTGGAAACCACACAAAATGAGTATCTTCGAAGAATAACTGAATTAGATAGAGGTTTTAGGCCAGCGAAGGTTGATCAATATCTTGGATATTATAAAAGCGATATTAATTATATTAAAAATCAATTTGCTAAGGCTGTAAAAAACGACTACTTAAAAGCGGGAAAAACTAAAATAAACCTTCATGTAAAAGATCCTAAAATAAACCCAGCATTTGGGCTTGATAACTTCTATTATAGAGATTCTTCAAAAATAGGAGAGACTAGAATGAGGGAGGATCTTCTTTGGTTTAATAAGCACTGCGCTTCTTTAGCTAAGGATGTCCCAGAGGAGATTGCCGTTGATTGGAGTACAGCAAGAGCGTATGCTGTTACAACAAGGCGGACTGCATTAAGAGTTTCAATACCAAGCTCTAAAGGGATGTCAGCGTCAGCAACTAGAATACATGAGCTAGGACATCACTTTAAAGACATTTCAAAAGAGAAAACCAGAGTCATAGACAATTGGTACAAAACAAGAATTGAAGGGACTAAGTTGTCAAGAGGATCAGAGCCTTATTGGAAAGATCACTTCTTCGACACTTATATTGGAAGAAACTACGAACACGAGCCTGGGAAAGGAACCGAAGTTGTGTCAATGGGAATACAAGCTATGTTTGAAAACCCAGACAGATTTTATAAGCAAGATAAGGATATGTTTGAAATCATATATGGGGTTATGCAAGGCTTGACATATTAGCACATTGTGTGCACATTATGTAATTAGAGAGGAGGACTTATGGCTAACAAAAGAATGATAGAGGTTAAAGCTAAAAATGGATCTCTTTTACTAATATATTCTAGTGATGGCAGCCAGCTATTGAATTTTAAGCTGAGTGGGAAGATAACTGTTGACGAATATATCAATAAGCCTTACAATTTCTTTAATCCACAGACAATGAGCTTAATGTATGCAAGCTTATCAGAATCTGATTATGATAATGCATATTGGCTAACCCACGACATGGAATTTCAAGCTATATCAGATGTCGTAAGAGGATCAACAAAACCCAAGCTAGATAAAACTCCAAAAGGTGCAGTAAATTAAAAATAAAGGTGTACAAATTAATGTGAATGTGATATAATGGATATACGATGGTAAGGACGGGAAGTCAGCCCGACAAACCCATTGAGGATAATGAAAGGAGCCTAGAATGGCCTATATTCCAAGTACAATAAAAGGATTGAATGTAATATGCACTGAGTGCAAAAAGACGTTCAAACTTAACAAGCCTGATCTTTCAATTCACAAGGCAAAAATTGATGAGCTAAGAGAAGCAGGGTGTAGAATTGAAAAAGGAATCAAGTATTACAAAATTCATTACTTCTGTCCTGAGTGTAAGAAAGAATACATAGTAGGCTTTATCGACAATGTAATGAGAACCAAGCTAGGAAATGATATCAAGCGAGCTGATTTTAGTGGTAATGTAAAGTTATCTAAAAGCTTAAGAAAAGTATATCAAGCTAGAATGAACAAAATTAACAACAAATAAACTTAATGTGACCAACCAAGAAGTCCTTAAAAGCTAGTATAGCACATATGCTTAAATATGGAAAGGAGTAGCTAATGAGTAAAGTAACGGATGTAATTGCTTCACCATCGTTTGCAAAGGCGACTGAGGAACAAAAAGCAGCGCTTAATGCAGCAGTAGATGCAATGGAGGCAATTCTAAAAGATACTGGATTTAATTTGCTAATCAACAAAGTTTCAGATGAAAAACCTGAGTATGTTCCTCAAGAGAGAATTGATGCAGTAACTGCTCAAAAAGGTCAATTATCTGGGCAAATCTCTTCATTAAATAAGAAGATCTCAAAGCTTGAAGAAGCTGCGAAGGAATCAGGAAATGAAGAACTTGTTAAAAAGTATCAATCACTAATTAAAACAAACACAGCACTGCAGCAACAAATGCAAGAGCAGGATTTCAATCATCAATTAGAAAAAGAGTTTGCGTCGTTAAATCCGCACAGCTTGGAAGACTTGTTAAGCTATATTGACAGAGATGCCCTAACAATTGGTGAAGATGGAAAACTTATTGGGGTTGAAGAAGAGAAGTCACGCCTCAAGACTGAAAAGTCTTACATGTTTAAGGTTGAAGAAAAAGGTGATGATCACCCAGATCGCACACATGATCGAAATAGAAATGTCGATGACCAACCTACTGTTAGCATGAATGATTTAATTAGAGGTGCTGCAGGACGAGGACGCTCGAATACGTAATTTAATATGGAGGCTATACAAATGAAAAAAATGTTATCAACAATGTTATTTATTTTGAATTATTTTACGCCATATGATTCAATTATTGACAGAACAGGATCTCAAGCTTTAATGCCTGAGGAAGTAACTAAAGAAATTATTGATGGTGTTGCTGAATCTTCAGTGGTTATGCAAGTTGCAACAAGAGCTCCTAACATGAGTAGAGCTCAAAGAAGAATGCCAGTATTATCATCATTACCTACAGCTTATTTTGTTAATGGAGACACAGGTCTTAAGCAAACATCACAAGCTGCATGGGCTAATAAATATTTAAACGCAGAAGAACTTGCGGTTATTATTCCTATTCCTGAAGCGGTATTGGATGATGCTGATTATGATATTTTCGAAGAAATTAAACCAAGAGTTATTGAAGCAAT